AGCCGTTGCAGCCATGTTGAGTCCTCTTAACTTCCTATTCCGAAGGTAACCTTCGTCCTGCTCTCATTGATTAGAGGCATCCGAGGATCTTGTTCCTTCATTAGATTATTGTCTACAGCTTGAGATTGGCGTTTCGTCATATCTTCGTAGTACTTCGTACGTTGATCTGCCAAGCTACGAGCCGCTTTACATAGAATCAAGCCGCCGATCTCGATTGTCCCGTTCTTCGATTCGTTAAATGCGATCTCCGAAAGGATCTCCGGGTGGTCCTCCGCACGAACAATGGCCCATCCTTCGCGCAATCGCATGGACACATTGGAGGGGTCAGACTCTCCCCGGATTGATCTCCGAACCCAACGGTATACCCAGTCTGCACTGGGAGAAGGATCCGGCAACAACGAGGCAGGCTTCCACGATTCAATTCGAGTTTGTGCTTCTCTGGTTTCAGCTTCACGATTCGGCTTCATTACTGATTCTCCTTTTGCTGTTTGAGCAGTTCTTTCGCATATTGCTGCGGGGTAATGCCCAGACGCTTGGCAACCGCAAGAGCCGATTCGGTCAACGGGACAGTGGTGCGGGTTTTGCCGCTAGGGGTTCTAGATGAACTCACGACAACTCCGTTTTTGGGTTTGGTGGTTTGTGTTTGTGCTGGCTTCGCTTCCGCTTGACCAGGAATGCTTTTACGGAACTTGTTGACGGCGCTGTCAATCGCCTCGTAGTACTGGTCGCTCTCTGCATCCACTCCTGCGTTAATCAGCTTGTTGTGAATGTCAATGGCGTACCCAGTAAGGGTCATGTCGTCGCCAAACCAGGGGTTATTCTCTTTCCATAAAACCGCCTTAGCAGAGGCCTGTGGTTGTGCAGGTCGTGATGCTACAGGTTGCTGTACTTCCTGAGGTGTAGCTGGTTGTAGATAGCTTACGCTAGAGGGATTAGGTGGAGTGTATGAGTCAAGAACACGCTTTTCATTGGCAAGAACAGAAATTGATTCCTGTGCCTCTGCCATCTTGTCCGTGTCGCCAGCTTCATATGCTTCCTTCAGCATCTTCTTAGCCGCTTCCAACTCAGATCCCTTCTGCTTGGCAGAAGTGTGGATCAAGGCCCGTTGATTTGCTTCGTTCTGCTGACGATACTGCTCGATCTGCTGCTGCAAAGCAGAAGCGTAGGTCAATGCCTCAGAACGCTCCCTGTCGGCGCGTTCCTTCTGACGGCGCTCCTCGTGGAACTCGTACTTCAAACGTTTAATGCGCTTCTGTACGCTCTCCGAGTAGTTCTTCAACTCGTCGTCTTCGTTAACAGGCTCTGCTTGCTGCGTTTCATTCCGAGGAGGACGACGATCATCCTCAGGAGTGTCGTTAACTATGTCAATCTCAAGCTCTTCCTCTTCAGGAGTAGCAACAGCAACGTCAGAATCCTCTTTGCCGGGGATAATCAGGTCAGATTCCATGTATTCTTCAGGCATTAGACCCTCTCTACCGCATCAGGATTGGGAACAACAGCTTCAGGAGTGTCGTCGTTAATCAAACGGTACTCTTCTCCCTCGATTTTCATGCGAGTTCCAGAATAGCTACGGAGAATAATACAATCTCCTGCTTTACACCAAGCGCCATTAGGATACTTGATGGAATCCTTGTAGGCATCAGGCCCTAAGGCGATTACTTCTGCGATGAGAGAGGCAGTATTCTCGTTTTCCTTTGCCTGATCGGGCAAATAGATACCGCTCTTCGTCTTTTCCTCTACAGCTTTCCTCATTTTAACGAGGATCTTATAACCAACTGGAGTTGGCAGTGTTTGCATTGTCTTCCTTCTGCGCTATATAGCGATTGCGTCAGTCCTCATCAGCCTGCTGCATCAGTTTGTCCCAGATTTCCTGGAACTCTTGACGAGCCTGCTGTAGTCCTGCGAGTTTTCCCACCATCAGTTTGTATTCTGCATGGTCCATGCAGGCACCGGAGACTAGATGAGTGGCGTTCGTCTCCGATAACTCGTTTAGCCGATTGAAAAACTTACTGCGTAGGTCCAGCATTCGTCCCTAACGTGTCCATCCTGGCTAAGATTTCTGCGATCTTGGCTTTCGCCATATCGTTTTCAGTCTGCATCCGCTGCATTTCTAGCTGAATACGGGATTCAGACTCCTGACGGTCCTTCTGCAAACGCTGGATTTCCAATTGAAGCCGTTGGTTGTCCAGCGCCAGTTCACTTTGAGCCTGCTGTGCGCGTTGTGCAGCAGCCTGTTGTGTCATTTGATTCTGAGATTGGATCCTAGCAGTCTCCAATTGAGCTTTGGTTTGGTTCTTCACCATCTCCAACTGCGCTTTCTGCTGAGATTCCTGAGCCTTCTGCTGGAGTTCAGCCTGCTTGATCTGCAACTCTGCCTGCTGCAACTGGACAATTGGGTCTTGAGCCTGCTGTTGAGCCTGCTGCTGGGCCTGTTGTCCTTGCGCTTCCTGTAGAAGGGCCTGGGATGCGTCTGCAATGGCCTTGGAGAGGTTCGCTTCGATGTCTGCGGGTAAAGGCTCTCCCGGAGGAGGGAGCGGTATACCGAGCTTCTGCTCGACCTGATTGCGATATGCAAAACCAACGTGTTCCGCAATGTGCGCCATGAACGCAGCGAAGATGGCGTTTGCCTGAGGATTCTGTCCCAACTGCTGCTGGACGAGAGGATTCTGCACATAGCTCATATGAGACGTGATGTGAGATTGATGGTCCTGCGTCAAGTATGCCTTAGCAGGTTTCATGTTCGTGATGTTAGTGTTCTCTGAGATTGGATCAAGTAGAGGGGCATCTACCTTCTCAGGGATGATCTTCTTAACATCCTTCACACCGAGGACTTCCAGCATCTTTCGATGCAACTCAGGCAGGTCGTAGAACTGCGGCGCTTGGGCAGCAAGTTGAATTGCAGCTTGATACTGCATTACTCGCTGCGACATCGTAGCCGCATTCGGGTCAGAGACAGGGATCACATCAATGCGGTCGTCAAAGTCAGACCGCTTGCTCCCATTCATCCTCCCGAAGTCAATCTTGTATCGTTCCGATCCACTGTCGCGGATCACACGGACGAGAATAGAGAACTCGTCCTGCAACGAAGCATGAATCCTAGCTTGGATGGCGCTCATCACCTTGAGCGCACGTTCCATAATCGCCAAGGTAGTCCCTACTGGCGCTTGCGAATTGACATCTCCAATCTCAGCATCCGCGATAGAAGCCAGCCTACGGCCATCCTCTACTACGTTGCCAAGCAATTGGAAGAGAGTCTGCGAGGGTTCCTTATACGGAAGGGGATAGAGCGAACGAGCGATGTCTCCATTCGCAACGTCTACGTCTCTCCACTCTCCAGGTTGGATTGGCGAGTCATCCCCCGCCACTCGCATCCCTTTAGCCTTCAGGCCTCCGGGAAGGTTAGCCAGAGTGCCAGAGTCAATCAACTGGCGCAGGATAGCCGTAGAAGCCTTAGCATTCGCTCCAATCAAATGGATGAGGCCATACCCATACGCGCCCATCCCAGGGACGTAGTTGTAGGCGCTGAACCAGATCAGCTTGTTCTTCTTGGGATCATCCTCATCCCAGTTCCGATAGATCGAGAGAACTTTACCAGAAGACTTATCTACCGTAACGACATACGGTAGAGCAATCCCAGTCGCCTCTCCATCTTCATCCGTATGCTCCAGGCCGGGGATATCCAGGTCGATATGCGCCTCAAGAAGCGTAATCGAATCCTCGTCTCCCTGCTTGTACTCGTAGCTGATCTTGTCGATCTTGTCCTGAAGCTGAGAGTTGGAATCGTAATCAGGACGGATGTCTACATCCCGATAAAAGCCGCTGTACTGTAGCTTCTTGATCTCGTTAGAGTTCTTGGTGAGAACGTGGATATAGCGGCTGGCGCTCTTAAGAGAGGTCGCCCCGTAGGGCATGATGAAGTCCTGCGCCGGAACGTACTTGGCGTCAGGCATATCCGTAAGAGGATCGAAACAGATCTTCTTGAAGGCAGATCCGCAAAGGGACAACCCGAACAACAACCGCTCCATCTCAGGCCGATAGTCTTTCAGATCCTGCGTGAGCAGGTAGTTCATATCGGTCTGGATCCGAAGAGCCTGATCCTCTTTCTCTTCCGTTACTTCACCAATGATTTGAGTCTTTACCGGACCAGCCGCCGGGAAGATCTCCATAATGGCGTTGGACTGGAAGCGAACTGCTGCTTCCATAATCATGTTGTGGTACAACCCACAAGCGCCAGCCCAGGGTTTATTCCTGTCCTCAGTCTTCACCCCGAGGTAGTCTAGGCCATCCTTATAAGCCCTCTCCCAATCCTGGCGCGAATTGAGATCCTCCTGATATACATCCAGGATCTTCATTCCAATCGAAGACAGATCGGAATCGTCAATATGCTCTGCGAGGTTAGCAGAGTGCGGGACGCTGGCGAGAGAACCTTCCTCTTCTTCAGGAGGTCCAAACTCAATCAGCATCCCACCATCTTCTGTTTCAATCGAGACAGCCTCTGGATTCAATATCCCGACTTCAACTTCGGCATTCTCCTCTTCTTCGGAGAAAGGCATTTCATCTAGAGGCTTGTCGATCATAAGAGGTCTACTCGTTAGAGGTCTACTCGCTAGAGGTCTACTCGCTAGGGGGGATGGCATCGGCCTGCAACATCTGCTGCCAAAGACCAGGGTTACTGTTGATGGTAGAACGAATCAAGCCTACATTGTGTCCAGTTGATCCGTTAGCGTAGGTGAGGCAATACTGCCGCGCCGCGCCATCAGAAGGCTCCGGGAACGGACCAGACCACTGCGGGATATAGATAGCCACAACACCGCCTCCAATACCAGCGGCGTTCAACTTGGCTACGATTTGATCCACCTCGTCCATGGTAGCCAATTGATTAGGATTGAATGACATAGAACTCCTTGGTTAATAGTAGTCTGCCTTTCTCGTATACGCAAAGTCATCTTCTTCGTCGTCACTCTGCGTAGAGATAAACCCACCTTGCCGAAAGCGTAACAGCGCCTGAGTAGAGCTATCAACAAGGTCATCGTGGTCAGAGTTGGGGAATGAAGCGAACTGCTCTATCACTTCCTCTGCCCAACGCAAAGGAGGCGCATAAACAAACCCGGAAGCGAATATATCGCTAACAGCGTTCACGCGAACTATCTTATCATTCCCTCTCGATGGAGTGTAATCTTGAATCGGTATGCCCATCTTGCGTAATTCAAATACAAGTGGCGCACCTGCTGCCTTGGCTTCGATGATGCAGGTGTCTGGTTTCCAGTACCGATACTCTTCTAACGCCTTCTGCTTGAGTTCAGGAAACTCAAGTTTATCCTGAAAAGCGTTAAGGATAATGATGTTTGCTCGTTTCTTACCGTCAGTATCTGTATCGTAGAAAACTCCCCAGGTAGTGCAAGCTGAGTAGTCAGATCTCGTTCCTTTCGTCAGCGCCGTATCCCAGGACTGAATGATGTACTCGCACTTAGGAGGATCATCCTTTTCCCAGATCTTCCACCACTCCCTCTTTACGAGAGCGCCTTCTTCTGAGGTAGGGTTCTGCTGGTACTGAGCATTCCACTTGGCGACAGGAAGTTCTTCCCTGATCTTCTCCAACTCTTCTAAAGGCCAGAACTCAGGCCAAAGTGGTTGGCCGGAAGGCATGACCGCAGGAAACTCAATCACCTCCCACTCATCCCCATCCCTCTGTGCCGCAGCCTTTAAGATCTGACCACACAGATCTTTCTTGCTCCATCGTGTCATTACGATCACGATGGCACCTCCAGGCTGAAGACGTTGCCTAGGGCCTGATGTGTACCACTCGTACACACTGTCGTACACACCGGGGCTTGTTGCCGCTATAGCAGCTTCTTGTTCACTGTGTGGATCGTCGATAATTAGAAGGTCAGCACCTTTACCTGTTACCGCCCCGCCCACGCCGATAGCAAAGTAATCACCCTGTTTATTGGTGTTCCATCTTCCTGCTGCCTTGCTGTCAGAGGATAGCGATATTCCTTTGAAAATGGATTGGTAGAGATCGCTGCCTACTAGGTTTCTAACCTTTCTACCAAACCCAACCGCCAGTTCAGCGGTATGCGCCGTCTGGATTACTTTTTTGTCTGGATATTTCCCCAGGAACCAAGCAGGAAGCAGATAAGAACTAAACTCCGACTTGGTATGCCTAGGCCCCATGTTAATGATGAGTCGTTTGCATTCTCCTTTAACGACTCTCTCAAAGGCATCTGCCATGATCTTGTGGTGCCTGCCTGCGATAAACGCAGGCCACATCTCTCTAACGAAGTCCAGAAAGTTGTTCTGGCACTTCTGCACCTTCAAATACTTTTCGTATTGCCCTAGAAGATTTGCCAGCTCTACCTGTTCCTGATAAGGCAGCTTCTTGGCGCTGGCGATGATGGTGTCGATCTGCTTAGGGGTGTACTCCCCTGCAAGGACATTCCTTATATTCACAATCCCATCATCGCTCAATTGCGCCTACATGGATGAAACTGTAGACATGGACAGGGCCGACAAGATGGACAAGATTGAGCAACTGCTTGCAGACCTTAGAGTAGAAGTAGCAGAGAGCAGGGTCAATCTAGAACATATCCTGGAACACCTAACCAAGATTAACGGACGAATAGGAAAGAGCGAAGAGAAGATTGTGACGATTGAGGCAGAAATTGGCAAAGCCAAAACCATCTGGACGACAATAAGCGCCATCTCATCTTTTCTCACTGGCGCGGTAACCTGGGCATACCACGAGTTCTCCAAGAAATAAAAAAGGCCCTACGGGAGGAAGTAGGGCCTTGCCATGCCAACAGGAGATATATGAACGAGACCAAAACGCATGGGAGGAATGCTTTTCGGTCCTGACTAGAGTCTAGCAGAAGAAGAATCGCCGCTGCACAACTATTTCTTTTTCCGCGCCGAAACAAAGATATCGTAGACGCCATCTACTATAAGAAAATCTTCTTCTGGCGCTGGATCTTCTCCTGGCTCTACAATGCAAGACTTCAACCATCTCTCTACGAGAGACGCCTCGTAGTACACCTTCTTCTTGCATTTGGAATACGCTGGCCCGTACCCTACACTGCGCCAGTACTTCAGGCAGGGAATAGAGATCCTCAGATAAACCGACAGATCTCTTTCGCCAAGCATCTTCACGCTACAAGCATATCAATTCAAAAGATCTTCTCCCTGACTTGAACCCAACGTACTCCACCCCAACCACCTCCTCCCCCGTTGCCTTCCTAACGAACTCCGATAGCGATAGCGCCCACTCCTCTCCCTCTTTTACCTTCTCCTCCTCCTTACGGCGCTCCTCTTCAAGGAGAGCCTCTAAAAGCCCTTCCCCTGCCCTCAGACGCTTCGCCGCCTGAGACTGGACCTCTTGCTCTATCAAACCCTCTCTGCCCTCTACAATACAATTCTTTTTTTCCATATTGATCCTTCCTGTGCAATGGCATCGAATAGTGTACTGCAATTTGATCCTTGCGTCCACCTCTGGGATCCATTATGCTGTTCTTGTCGAAAGGGTTCTCTGAATCCCTAGATCCCCAGGCAGACGTTATGGTGGCTGCATCACCGCTGGGGCCAGCCATGGATAAGGCAAGCATTGGTGAAACAAGATTTCTTCTAAGGGTCGCAGTTAAAAGAGCGATACCGAGTTCTGGTAGCCACCCACTATCAGCATCCACCTGGGGAACAATGCTTCCACCTCAGGTTAAAGAGATGACGGGTCATGGAAATTGGGACCGCCATGATTCCAGCTTGGAAACCGATGGAGAAGGACAGACTAGAGAAGTAGCATACACTCCTCTCTTTCCTCCTAATACTTATATTCTTAGAGAGAAAGAGACCCCTGGACGCCGTATGGTACTTCCCAAGGAACCCGTATTGCTTAAATGAATTGACAGGCAGTAAATCTTGAAGATCGGTCAATTCTTGAGGAAGGAGCATTGCCGTTGTTCCCGATTCAAGGCGGCGTGGAAACCGTGGACCCTGACCGATCTTCTGGCTTTATTGCCAGCCTGGGACTCCCAGGTACTTCATTAAAGGAAAATAATCAAAAGACAACATCGGCTCGCAAACCTCTAAAACTACCCAACGGCCCCGTTGTGAACGCAGCGGGGCAAACTCCCTCCTCTCTCGTATCCTATAGAAAAGATACGACCTCCATGTTCGATAAACCACTCCTTTTAGATAATGACGTTGCAGAGATAACAGGCGTCTCTGTGTCCAGCGTTCGCAAGTGGAGACGACAGAATAGAGGACCACGCTTCATGAGGCTTGGTAATTCTGTACGCTACGCAGAAGAAGATGTGATACGCTATGTAAAGTCTGGTAGGCTGTATAGCGAAACAGGTATCAAATCGAAAAGGAGTATCAAGGTTGAAAGAGAAAAACGAAAACGATCAGTCATCGGCGCTGACCCCAGAGCCGTTGCTGAATGAAAAGGAAATAGCGGCAGCATTGCGAGTGTCTCTTCAGACTGTTCGCCAGATGCGGCGCTTTGGGGGTGGACCTGAGTTCTTCAAGCTGAACGGCAAGAGTGTCCGGTATCCTCTGTCTTCTCTTCAGCAGTACATCACTTCTAATCTCATGACGGTCACCCCCGGACGGAAGCTTGGACGGAAGAAGGTTCAGCCTAACGCTGTCATCCATCCTTCCGACATCTTTGGAGGGAACTAGCGTGAGCATCACACCTAAAGAAGGGTATGCCAAGGTCACCGAAGCCGCCGAGTACTTGAACATCAGCAAAGCGATGGTCAACAAGATGCTTCACGAAGGGAAGATCCCCTATCAGCGTTTTGGCAAGATCTTTCGGATTCCCTGGTCCTGGCTGACGAAAGAAGCCGAAAGTCGTTCTACGAAGGAGAAGTAACGGGATGCCAACAGGAGAGGATATGAACGTAGATGATTGGCGCGTAAGGTACGAAGAACTGGACGCT